AGATTCATTTTTCTGTGATTCCGATACCGAAATTCTTATATATTTTGAGCTTTCATTAATTGCATATTCTGCGAATTTCTTACCACCCATATCATCAGATCTATTAACATCAGTTGATACATTCCAAACTTCAACCGTTGACCATACGGTATCATCGTCATCATTTAATACATCAACTTGACTTCTAGCCTGAACAATAATAAGAAAATCTTTTTCATCTAATAATGGACTATCAATAGCTTTGATAGCATTAACTGTATCAGCTGTTGAATGCCCAGATGAAAGGTTAATACTTTGATATGAATTATAATCAACAACCGCAACTCTAATATTATTACCCCAACCACCTCTACTTGAAGCAATTAATGTAAAAGGTGAATCAGTAGGTTTTAATCCAGTTTCATCATGAAATTCATCGGGGTCACCAGTATCAGTGAAACTAGATAACTTATATGCATTTCCCGCTGTAAATCCATTAAATTCAACTTCACTTCCAGATACTGCCTTTGTACCTGCAAATGTAGCTGCTTCTGGCATTACCCGAGTTGCATATAATGCTGAACTGTATCTTAAAAATCCAACAGCTGATAATATATCCTGGTTACAAAATGTTCCTGTACCAGAAGGAACATCAGCTAATGGGTTGTCATTGTTAGTTGGTCTACCAAATACATTTATTAAACTATCAACATTAGAAATGAAAATCGGTTTCATTTCAGGACCTTTCCATGTATTTCGTAATATAATAACACCGATTGATGTTGCAACTGCTGGTATTGTATTTGTCAGATCTATTTCATTAACATCAACCATAGGCGATAGATAGAATGCCATATTCAAATCCTCCTTACTTATATACTAGTATTTATTAATTATTAACATTTTTTTTATTTTATTTCAAATCTATCATACGAAAATTTTGCTGATGATTCGATTATCGCATCACCATCCCGGTATGATAAATCAACATTCCCCAATGAATTTATCCACACATTTCTATAAACCACTTCTAAATTTACATTTTCAAAATTATCCATCATTAACATGGATACATCTACTTGATAATCTTTTGGATTTAACAAAAAACTATCTTTGTTGTTATTTATATAAATTATCCAATTATACAATAATTTCCAATTTTCAAGTTTCGAATCAACTATAAAATCGACGTTCCAATCACCCCATGACACATCACCAATTTGATATTTCATACTACCAGCCATCCACTTACCAGTAGCATCAGATAATTCAACAGATGGTAATACCGTTGAAAATATATTCAATGTCAATGGTTTAATGCTCTGTTCTCCCTTTTGACTTGGTAATTTAGGGAAAACAAGAACAAAATTTGTACCTGTAAATTTATTAAGATTTATATCCATTAATTATAACCATTCTTCATATTCATATAAAAGTTTTGCATCTTCATCATATCCAATACCAGTAATAACATCAGTCTTTTCAAATCCAATAGCACCGGGTTCAAACTCTGATTTATTATCTCTTTGTTTCCACGATTCTTTATTTGTATAATAATTGGTAAATATCTTACCAATAAGACCAGTGTTATCTGATATAGGTTGAAATAACCATGTTTGTACCTCAAATACTACTGTCCATTTTAATATCCTTGCATCACTTTCAGATAAATCTTCGGTTGGATCTACGGTACATGATTCCAATACAACTTTTACATCGACATCAGTATCAACTTCAGGTACATTAATCCTTATGAAAACATAGGGGGCAAAAAATGGTAATATTTGTTCCATTATTTGGTCAACATCAATCATATGTAATGACCAAACTCTTAAATTAAAACTCATATTATATGGAATTGCATTCCTGAAAAGAACAGCAGTTTTTTCATCGATATTTTTAGAAACCATTATGTTTTCTTGTCTATTACCTAATCTTGTATTATCAAACTCAATACTTTGTAAATCAACAGTTATCATAGGTAACATATGTTCATTCTTTGCATTGTCTTGAATATATATCCATGCTTTAGATTTTGGTGCAAATCTAATAGGAACCTTAAACATTGACAATAACTCACCATTATTATTATAACGACCTATTTGTATGTCATTAAATAATTCCATAAACTGAATTATTGTTTTTCTAAAAATACGATAATAAAAATAATTTTTCATATTAAATTCCCATTACTTAATAGCCACTATATCATTAGGGTTACAAAGTGATTCTTTACCACCTGACCTTTTAACAAAAATCCTATTTTCATTATCAATTTCAGTTATAAAAAAAACACCCTTCTCAAATTCATGCATTGGTTTTTTAAACATGAATGGTGTTGAAAATAATTCATCTATTAACTGTTTTGCAGTTTTACCCTTAGTTGATGCTTCCGTTAAATACTTTTCCATTATATCTTTTTTCATTTAACTATTCCTCCTTTTATTTTTCATTTTCTATGCAGTTACCAAGTCAGTTGGTTTATGCCAAGCTGAAACCGCTTTATATTTCTTAAATCCAACGGAAACATCACCACGTTCATTAATTTCTGTAATATAAACAATTTTTCCTTTAACAAAATCATCCTCATCTTTTATTACAATAAATTTTGTTGAAAATAAATCATCAACTAATTTCTTAGCTGATACATGACCTTTAACTGTTATTAAATCACTTGGTTTAAACCAGGCCATGGATGGTCTTTTTTTCTTAAATCCGATAGAAATTGCAATATCATTACTAACTTCTGTACTAACTTCTGTAATATACACGACTTTATCCTTAACAAAAGGATCATCTGCTTTTTTTCCAGTAACAACAAATTGTGTTGATAATAAATCATCAATTAATTTCTTAGCTGATATGCCTTTTGCTTCTGTCAAATATTTTTCTAATAGACCTTTTCTCATTTTACACCTCTTTCAAAATTATTTATAATAGACATAACTTCTTTTTTTAAAAGGTCTAAAGATAACCAACCTGTATCCTTATCAATATATGAATCAGTTACCCCTTTTATATTCCATATCCTATAAATAGTCCCAAATCTTGATTGGTCAACTGCTATGGTAACAGGAATTGAACCAACTTTAATATTCATTTTTCTTGTTCCTACATTCTCATTTACTAAATATTTTTCTAATAATCCTTTTCTCATATTACCCCCTACGTTACCATAATTTATCAATATTAAAATTTAATCTTGAAAATTCTAAGCGGTCTACTAATTTAATAATACCACCAGATGACCCTATTGCAACAAATCCTTCATGATTTGTTGTCTTATATCCATCAGATGTCTTAACAAAAATTGATGTAGCATCCAATTTATTTAAAGCTCTTAAAATTATCATCTTTAATCCAACAATTACATTATACATCTTAAACAATGTTACAAAACTATTTCTTAAAAATTCTAATTTCATTAATATATTATTCATAATATTTGTTTTACTATCTTTACTATCTTGTTTCTTTAATTTACTTATTTCAGTTAAATAAAAATCTTTTACATAATTATAAAAAGACTCGTATTCTTTTTCACCACTTGATATACCTTGATTGTTCCTAATTTTAACATTTTTATATCTCATTAACAAAGGTATAATATTATCATCTATTGTACTCAATTTACCTTTATTAGAATCAACAAAACTAATCATACCTAAAACTCTATTTAAATCCGATTTATCAAGACCAATATTAGCTGTTGGTATATCAGGAGTTACTAACCATACATCAGATGATTTATTAAATTCATTTATATTTACATTAAATGACACTGATAAATTACCAATCCTACCGGAATATTTACCATGCATTACTATTCCTACTTTAGCTCTCATTATTTCCTTGGCAACATTACTATTTACATCAAAAGCATATGTTAATGTATTAGGACGAAATGTTACATATTTTTTACCATCTATTGTTTCAATAGTCTTATCATTGGTAAACATTAAATCACCCTGATATATTCCAGAACTAATACATTTTTTCAAATAACGAAATGCATATTTTAATTTACTAGCAGCACCTGCTGAAAATACCTCATCAATTTCTCTTTCAGAATATGCAACTTTTGGTGTCTTTGCAAATATACCTTTTGTTGAAACAAAAAACTTCCCATTATCAGGATCAATACCGCAAATCACACTAGGACTCCCATCATACTTGGTCTTTATAACCGCACCGGATCCCTGACTCAATGTTGATACAACGGCCTTAACATATTCTAATGTTTTTTCAATACCAGATACATTATTAATAAACAATAAATCTTCCATATGTTCTATATGTGTATTAACATCTTCTAATAACAAAGGTTCTTCATCATGTCTACTTTCATTTTTCTTTAAAAATAATGCCCTCTTAAACAAATTAAACCATTTTTCATTATTTAATCCAGGTGCAATCATTTTAGAATATGATGCATAATCATCATTAGCTATTGCATTCCTAATCTTTGATGCAGATACATCAGCACCTGTTCTTTTTATCTCATCAAATATTACTTTATAATCAACGTTTTTAAATTGATTTTTATAACCAGATATTCTATCCGACCCAGCAATAATGGCAATACCATTGGAAACATCAATATTATTATTACTAATAATATCTGGTAAATAACCAGAATATGAATGTATTAGTTTAGCTTTTATACCAGTGATTTTTAAAATCTCTTGTCTGTCAAGAAATGAT